ATGAGAGAGGGGGGTCCTTTTTTACGAGACCCCTCCCCCCTAGGCTTCAATCTTTTTATAAAGACCAAGAACATTTAGTTTTACAATCTCATCGATAGCTTGTTCTATGGCTAGCGCTTGATCGGCGTCCGATAAATCATCACTTGTTCTAGCGATTCGAGCTAAGTATGAGCAAGTGTAGTAACCTTGTGCTTCATCCCATGCTTGCCAGTCGGCGAACTGAGTGAACGGATCGAATGGATTGTCAATCGTGGTCAGCATTACGTCTTTTGCCATTGTCTTCGTCCTCCTTTCGTCATTGCAATGCGCTAGATAGTGTTGATGTAGACACGCCTAATGAATCGGCTACTTCAGAGATAGTATAGCCAGAAGCCAACATGCTACGAGCCTTATCGGTTTTAGCTGTAGTCATTGTTAGTTTGGTACGAGGTGTAGCAAGAGCTTTGACTTTATCAAGATCAGCGTTTTGTAGGATCTGGGATAGCTTAGATGGGCTTATAGCACCAGCTTGAACAGCTTCCCATTCTCGATCGGTGAAATCTACAGAGGTCTTTTTAGCACCTGTTCTAGCACGGGCCTCTGCAAGCGCTTGATTTCTTGTCTTTTTTAACTCATCTGCATCCATGTCTGGATTGGTCTGCTTCTTTCTAGCAATGACTGAGTTTGCGTATACCTGTGCTTCTCTTTCATAGGGCTTGTTCATAATAGCCAGGGTCCACTTTTTATTAAGACTTTCTACTTCTTGACTATAAACTTTTGAAGCAGAGGGGTTTCTTGGATTAGGTATTGTAGAAAGAGCATTCTTTCTTGATGTATTACCAAGCTTTTTAAGTTCATTAGCATAAGAAGCATAAACTTCTTCAATAGGTCTTCCTGAAGATAGGATTCTTGCATCTTCCGCTTCGGCCATCTTTGTAGAAAGGGTCTTTTTATAAATGGTTTTTCCTGACTTGTTTACATAGGAGGCCCCTGTCTCTGTATACACTTTTTTACCAGTAGCAGGATCAATGGGTCCGCCATCTTGGGCTTTTCTAGGGGTTCTTTCATTAACTCGAATTTCTGAAGAAGCTCTTGAAACTAAAGTTGAAGCTCCTCCTCTTGGACCATTCTGATATCTTGCACTTAGAGCCGATATTCCATTTTCATCATAAGATCTTTTATAATCTAAATGATGTTTTTCAGAATCAATAACAACCATGGAATGTTTAACAGCTCTAGCAATTTCATCTAAAGTAGCACCTTTGATTGTCATATCGGTTATAAGATTTGAAACTTCGCCCATTTTAGTTTGTTTTGTTTGGGCTCTTGGTTTCTTTCCGCCATAATCGACATCATTTATCTTTGCATTCCAAACGCCACCGTCGATAGTTTTCATACCATCATAAGGTTTATATTTCTCGATTGGATCAAAATTCTCTAAAGCTTTCAAAGATGCTTTCGATTGAATTAATCCTCGATTGTTTGGAATTACAATAACCGTATCACCATCGAAGTCTGCGCCAGATAGTTTTTTAGCAACATTAGGATGAATGCCAATAGCATCTTTTGCGTTCTCCATAATAGCTTTAGCCGATTTTGATTTATTATTGACCGTTAATTGTGGAATTTCGAACGTTCCACCATGAGGGTGTCTAATTAATACAACAGCTTCGCCATTATTGAAAGTTGGTGCATAAACTTCGGTTTCTTTAATATCAGGAATGGGAAGAATAATTTTATTAGCCTGTCTTGGAAGTCCAGCAGCTTTAAGATGGACCGCAGACGAATCACAATCATCAGCAAAAGCAAGAAGAAGTTGTTTTTTAACAACAGGATTGGTGAGGGACATAATCTCATCATATTCTTCTTTTTTATGAGCTAATGCTAAATTTAATTGTGTTTTTGCTAATGGAGTTGATTGTTTGGAAAGAACTTGTGAGGATATAGTCTTTGACCATTTTTCCCAATCGCCCTCTTCGTTGACAATATTAAGAGCTCCTCTTTGAGCAGAGACTAAATCTCCAAACTCATTAATTTCTCTTTTAATAGTTGCCCCAAAAGGATTGTCTGGGTCGGATTTTAATTTCTTCATAGCATCAAGTTTATTACCAGTATCATGTTTGTTTGTATTAAACACAACATCAACACCGTCTGGAATATTATCACTATATACAGCCATTCCTTTTAAGAAATGTGTTCCATTAACACCAACACGAACTTGCGCATATTTTGAATTTCCAAGATTTAAATCCTCTACGCCACGACGAAGTTCTATAACCCCATCTCGATCTCCGCCGCCTTCTTCTGTATATCGAACTTTAACTCGGTCAAGTAATAAATGTTGAATTGGTTTTAATCCTAGATCTGTTGTATAAGTTCGACCAAAGTCTTCGGTTCGGCTAGAAATGTTTTTGATTAGACTATAGTCATTACGAATTTCTTTCCATTCACTGTCTGGAGATCCAAGAACTTTCATAACAGTAAATTTACCAGGCATTCCGACTTGGTCAACATTTAATGTATGAACCTTATACCCTTGTTCTTCTAACATAGCAACGGCATTATTTAGCTTTGTTCTGCTTACACCAACCGTGTTTTCAATACCCATTCCAACATCAATAAATCTATGTTTATCGACATTTTCTTTTAGGATATTGGCGGTCGTTTCAGTAATGGCTTTTCGTTCGGCGAGTACGGGATCAAGAAGTCCTCGAACAGAGGATTCATTGATTCCCATTTTTCTACCAATCTCTGTTGTAGAATAGCCTTTATCTTTGAGAGCCATTGCTATATTCTGTTCCGTTTTTCTTTTTTCAATTCCAGTTAAAGTCTTACGAGCTCTAAGTTGAGTTGTTGTAATTCCTTCAAGTTTTGCAATATCAACATCGCTCAACCCTTGATCTTCCAACTTTTTAATATGGGCTCTCCAACTAATCGCTCTTTGATAGGGATCATCACCAGACCCCCAAGGATATCTTCCTGAGCGGCGTGGCATACCATAATGTCTTAACTCATCACTCACGGAACTATCCTCCTATTTTTAATTCCTCAATTCGCTTGTCAAACATAATAATTTTATCCATGATGTTAAAAATATCATTTGGATCTGGAACATGAACAATTACGGAATCAGATTGATAAAGCCTTAACTCGGTTTCAATAGCTGTCGGTTTAATTTTATACTCTAAACAAAATAAAGCATTATAAACCATTAGCTGTTTAATAGAGGCCGGAGATTCTCCACTTTTTAAATCGTGAATTCTTAACATGTCTTTCCTAAAGGAAATGGTATCCGCAGTTCCAAAACAATTGTCGGAATAATATAGAACTTGTTCTGGTTCCATTTTAAACCCAATTGCATCGTTGACATATAGATTTAATGTTTTATTGGACTTAGGAAGTTTCACACCAAGACGAATAAGATTAGACGCTAGTTCATGTAGCTCTGTTCCTTTTTGTATCGCTTGGAATTTAATAAATGTGGAAATCAATTTTTCCTCATCATAATTAATCCAATGGTACTTGGATGCGCTAAGAAACGCGTGTTGTCCTTCTAGGTGTGAATGCCTGTTGAAGTTCATAAAGTACCGCCTCTTTATTTTCTGGACAAATCATAGAAGCAAATGACATATGATCCAAAAGCTCAAGATAATAATCTTGATTTGGTTGATATGGTTCATGCAAACTTTTCTTGCATTCTAAGACCGCCCAGTTGTTGTTATATAAAATTGTAAGATCGGGAAAACCTTGTAAATAATTCGCATCGTTTTTCAAGACGATACATCCAGGAAATAATTCTTCTAATTCGTTTTTTAATTTAGCTTGAAATTGGCTTTCTCTCATATGAGCGGCCTCCTTTCCAAAAATAAAAGAGAGAGATTTCCTACTCTTCTATTAGAGAGCGTGTTTTTTCCGCGAAGGCGTTAGGCAGAGAGAAAACGTTGTTCATTAAAATTTCGTTTGTTGTTTAGAGCTTTTTTAATAGCTAAATCGATCGCCGAATTAGATCTTAAATAGTAATAATATAAATCATCAAATGGTGTGTTCAGTCTGTCAATGCGACCAGCCGCTTGAATGGTGGCTTTGTAAGAATAGTTTTGTGAATAAAAGATAATTGCGTTTGTCTCAATGCAGTTCCATCCTTCTGCTCCTGCTGCATATTGCACAATATACATCCATCGATCGGTGTCTGGTATTTGTTCATGTTTGTGACCATTCCATTGAGCCGTTGGAATATCTAGATCTTGACCAAGTTTCAAAAGAATATCGCGTTCATAATTAAAATTATAAAAGACTATAATTTTCTTATGAGTGTTTAAGAGTTTGGATATAGCTTCTGCTCGACTAGGATCGCTATTTACAACCTTTCGCATTATATAGCATAACTCCCCAATATCTTTTACTGGTCTGTTTTCATAGACATTCCACCGCTTAATTAAAACATGATTAAATACATCTCGATCAAAATTTGTAATTATGGTTTCATCATGAGAAATGGTTCTCTTTTTATAATGCATATGAACAGTAACTGCGTCTCGAAGTTTGCTCAATCGTTTAACCTCTATATAATGATCAACTTTTGGAAACTTCGAAAAATTATTAAACACAATATGTCTTCTTGTAAACTCCGTGCGATTTTTATACCAACCATTAGCTATAAAGACTGGAATATAATCGGACCAAGTGTCTCCAGGCGTGGCGCTTAATAAAATCCAATTATTATTCTTTGCAATTTTAAGAAATGATTTAACCCAGACACCACTACCAACCAGTCTTTGCTCATCAAAAATAAAGAAGGCTTGTTTTATATGAGCATACTTTTGAATGTTATTCCAGGAATCAATAACTACTTTAACGCCATGTGAATTATACTCTGGATTGGTCGAGAGTAAAAAGTACGTACACTCCTTGTCCCACTCAAGCGTATCCCTTTTCCTAGCGGTTGTAATAATATACAAATCTTTAGGTTTCTTCATTGGTGAGAATCCACCTTTATCGTTTGTCTTTATTTTCCCCTCACACTCAACATCATAGTAATATGCTAAAGCAGTTCTTGATTTACCGGACCCGACCCCACCAACTAAGATGGAGCCGGATCTCAGCTTATCAATAGCATCTTTTTGATGCTCATAGAGATTAACGGCCATCGGCCTCTTCGTTCACGCCTTCTGTGGGAATATCATAATACTTCGATTCAAACTCGTCTTCAGCAATGGTAATATACATAGATTTGACGTACGCTTTAACGCCACTCTTTTCGTTACGGGTTCCCTGCTGAATAACCCAATTGTAAGGACGAATTATAAGATCAATCTCTTTAATTTCAGCCCAGTCCAACAGAGCTACGGATTCCTCATCCAATACGGTTTTCCCACGACTTGTTATCATAACAATTTTGGGAGGAATATTAGCAAAACTAACGGCAACCTGCAAATACGCTTGTTTATCATCACCCTCGTCTCGCGGTTCAAGCCATTTAATATTCCAACCCTCTTGTTCGAGGTTTTCGGCATCTTCTTTTGCAAGGAATACACAGAAGTTACGAGCACCTTTTGGATTATACTTTCCTTCTTTTCCACTGAAGTTACGAAACCCTATACGAGCATTTTCAATGGTAATATTGTTTTTAATCATGGTGTTTATCCCCGTTCTTATTTAAGACCACTATACCTTCTAGAGTATGACCCTTTTTACAAACTCCATTTTCAAATTGAGAGCACTCCGAGCAACTAATATCAAGACCACAAGGAGAATACCAAGGTGGAGTATCATTAAACCCGATTGGCGGATCTTCTTGTTTTGGAATATAGTTGTCTGAAACAAACCATTCGAAGTCTCCAAATTTTGAAATTGTGCTAACGGCTTCGTCTACTAAATGATTATAGTAGTTCCTATCAATATCGTTTTCTTTTCCTAGTTCCTGAACCATCTCGGCTTCCATCCATCTGTATCCTTTACTTCCGACAGCTGCATAATATTTACCATCGGCCTCTCTTAATAAGATACCACCTCCCTTTCCGGGAAGAATCGGACAGAACGCTCCAACTTTTCCGATAAAGTGATATAAATGACCTTGTGCAATTCTCTCATCTAATTCTGAGTCTGATAGACGATGCCATGCGTTCATGGTATTCATATCACTATTGGAGTACTTCTTATCTGGATTCTGACGCATGTCTTTTACTTTTTCAAATATAGTTACATCTGGAAGCGTTTCATTCATATCCAAATATAATGCTGAAGTAACAGACTTGGTCTCATAGAGATCGGAAAATAAGATTGGCTCTTTAGAGAACAATGTCTTGAAGACAAATGGTTGAGCAAATTGTGCGCCGGTAGCTGTCCATTCACCCTTATCTGTTTTAGCAATATAAACTGCGTCATTAACCAAACAGAATTTAGAGTAGGTATCTTCGTGCTCAAATTCATAACCATACTTTTTACCAAAATCCATAACAAACTGAATAATATCAGGCGTTGCGTTTGGAATCTTAATTGAGTCTGTCTTAATGTGAGCAACAACAAACCCTTTATCTTGGACGGCATGTTTTAAATCGATCATAAACAAAGCTCCGCGTTTGGCAACAATATTATCCTTGTTACGTGGATCTTTAAATTTATTATCAAATTTTGCTGAAGTCAAACCATACACTGAGTTGATAACTGTTTTGAGTGCATCGGCCAAATCTTTAGATGTATACGTTGATGTTCCATTCTCGATTTTTTCTACAAACGGAGTCAACTTACCATCAAGAATCTTTTTAACTTTATCATATTCTTTACGTTTAATATGGACTCGGCCAGTTTTAATTTCGCTAAATACCTTTGTGTATGGACCAAATAGATTTAATTGCTCGGTGCTGGTTGGATGCATTGAAGCGACATCAAGTACAGCAACATCTTCATACATACCTGGCTCTGCATATACATATCCACCTTCTTTTGGATCTTCCCCACGATACAAACTTTTACCGTTATCAAAAGAATATCCAGGGAACATAGTACTCAAGTCTGTATAAACAAATTGAGACTGTGGATTCTGATCATTACCAAATATGATTTTGGTTGAATGTTGATTTGTAGTATCATTGACAGTTAGTCCACTCAGCTCAGCGAGAATTTGTCGTGCGGCCCAATCGCCAGAAAGATACTCAAATACCTTTTCTGTCGCAACCACATCATTCTCACAATATTCGGCAACTTTATCCCATAGTTTTTGATCCACGGGCTGGTCCCAAGGAAGTCCTAATTCTTGATGATGAATACCTAATTCAATTTCAAACTTCTTGAGACTCTTTTTATTAGCAGCTGATGCAAAATCAAATACATCCGTATAAGATAAAGCATATGCCTCGCCAAACATCGCATTGCGGCTATTGTTAATGATCTTCTGACTTAATTGATATAGTTGTGCATTATCCCAACCTAAATATCGAGCATACATAATATGATTATCATACCTGCGGCAATTAAAACCAACCAGTTTGAATTTCAATAATTCTTCAATATCTGTTGGGGATGGATTGATCATCCGGACAGCTTTTTTGTTTTTTGCTTTCCAAACCACAATAAATAAGTTAGGAAAGACTTCAACATCATAAAATATCAATTCATCATTTGAATATTTTTCTTGAGAGACACTTGGCTCATCTGATGCAAAATGCATCTTATTGACAAGTTTAATACAGTAATCTGCTTGGTTCGAAGAGTTGTTGGCAAACGCTAAGATTTTTGGTCTCATGTCTGTAACATCATACTTCATCCCAGAAGAATATGCATCTTCCAGAATTTTCCAAATGAAATCAATACTTGGTTTTGTCCCCGGATGAATCTCTTTCTTCAAGTTTCGAATAATCAGATCACGAAGACCTTTTTCACTCTTAACTGCTTCAGAGTTAATCATCTTGACTCCTTTCAAAGGTAGCCCACTATTAATCACTGCAACTGGTGAAGTGTTGCACATGGACAGCTTTCGTCTAAGAGAAGAATTTCCAGTAAATACTTTAATCTCGATACCATCTGAATATACCCGACTCAAAGTATTAACATCTCCATCATAAATATAATGTAAATGAATACCAGAGCCACTTTTACTATATTCAGCATAAGTAGCTGGCCACTTACTCGCCGCTTCCAAATTGAGCTCCATTGACTTTTTACCAGAAGCATCCTTCAAATCAAAATCAGCAACAATATGATTCCCTGGTGGCCTCAAATAATGAAGTTTGGTTGTATCAATTTCTGATAGCTTTGTTGTGACCTCAGACCATTTCTTTTCTGGGGTTTCTTTCTCGGTTGTATATTGTGCTGGACAATCTGCTAGTAAGGAATCTAGTAAAGACTTATGACTATCTAACACCAAAGAATATGGTTTTTCATCTTCTTTTGGTTTGTCAATGATTTGAAACTTATTGAACAAAAAGCCAGCATAATAACTACGAACTTGTTTGTTGTCGACTCTGATTACATCATGAAAAGTTTTAAAATATGATTTCAGTTCTTCTCTAAACTTATGTCGTGGGAGTTTAAAATCCACCAAAGCCTCATCACAATATTGCTTATACATATCATAGGCTTGAGTGAGTGTAGCTCCGTCTTGCTCACGAAATGTGTGATAACAAGATTCAACAAAGTTAAAGAATACGTCCGTTTGATATATCATTTGTAATGGGCGATAGCTATTATAATAATTTTTACCAATCTCACGATATACCTTAAGACAATGTGAAGCAATAGCCCCAAGCTCAAAATCAATCTGACTCATAAGAGCATGATACTTTTTACTTGGTAATTTCTCACCACTAGGCATAACATCAATAAGTCGTCGAATAACACCGGATTTTGCATCTGTTATCTTAACCGGTTTGTTTGTACCCATAAATAAGAAAGCATTAGAACGAGCTGTATAGGAAGGTTTATACTTTTCATTCATTGTCATTTCTTCATGAGACACAATCGAGTTAAGTTTTGTGTTATCTTCAATTCTTGATAGATCGCCATCGTGCTGAATAGCCACTAAAGGGTTTGATTTGAAGGGTTCAGTAGAGAATGAATTATTATTACCAGTTAGAGCTTTAGCTTCAAAGGATGTATAATATCCCTCAAATAGTTTTTGCACAATATTGAGAAACGTTGATTTACCAGATCCAGCCTCGCCATACAAAACAATAAACTTCTGAATATGTTTTGCGTCTCCAGCAATTATTGCTCCAACAGCCCACTCTAACTTAGCTCGTTCGGACGGAATATAAAGTGTTGACATCATCTCATCGTAAGCCGCAATTGATCCTTCCTCTAAAGGATAGGGGAGCCGACGACTAACATAATCAGACTTTTTAATTTCCGTATTCTGAAATGTAAGATTTGCATCCAATTGTTTGGAACAATCAGACATCTCTCTTAAGAAGGTTCGATAGTTCTTCCACATATTACTCGAAAAGGATAACATGCTTTTGACTTCAATTTTGCCAGCCCAGGTTTTCTGTCGTTCATTCTTGTACTCTTCTAGTTCTTTATCAATTAGTCTTTGAACATCATACTCATCTGTTGACCAAATATGTCTTTCTTCATCCCAGATTGCATAAAACGCCTTTCCTCGTATCATTAAATCTTTCGAACGACATGCTTTGAAGTCGGGGTAGATCTCTAAACTTCCGCCGCGGCCTTGCTTCTCAACGATTTGATAGAAATCCACTTAATCCCTCCTTTGTTGAATGATAATTTTTATTTTGTTACGTTACACTTTTCTGTTACAAAACTTTTATATTTTAATATTAATATATTTTTTTTTTTTTTAAAAAGGTGTAACAAACGTAACAAAAACCCCAAAACGCCCTATTTGCAGGGGTTTTCAGGTTTTGAAAGTGTAACAAAAACGTCACATTGTGACACTTTTTTGTGCGCGGACCCCTAAAAAGTAGGGTTTTTTGACCCCTCTAAAAATGGCCTTTTAAAAAGCCTTAAAAAAGTGTAACAAAAGTGCATTCTACATGGGATAATTTTCCATCACATATGCAGACATTTGATACCAAATTTCCACTCTTCGTTGGTCTTTCTGAGGGTTGTTCAAAGGAAATAATCCCCCTTCTCCACTATATGTATAGCTTCTAGAGAGGACCATATTGCAAATATCATAAATACGATCACGCGTACAATGACTATTTACATACGCTTCATTCGTACAACCCAAAAGACCCAAATTATCAATCAAAATCCAAAACCACTCATTCGCGGCTTTTTCCCACTTACTCTGAGAAGTTTCAAATTCTAATCGATAAGCCAAACCAATTAGCATCTCAAGCATAGTACACGGCCCATCAGGCAAAGAAGTAGACCATGTATGGCCCACCTCATCAATAAATAATGACCGTAAATACTCGCCATCTGATCCTCTGTTGTCATCGTTAGGAATCAAAGAATAGAATTCAATATCATGAAGCTCGTCGAGCAATATACTGTATTCTTGAGACCTCCCGACCAAGCAACAAAGATAATCAAAATATCTATTCTCCTTTACCATTCCGATCCTTCTTTCTTTGCTCCATCATGTAACGCTCTCTAGGCGTCATAATTTCTTGTTTATGCATACCAAGGACGCTCTCTGAATATGAACCACGTACAGCCATAATCTCATAATCAATACCAAGAGGCTCATTACGGACCCAAACCGTTGTTTGCATATCAAGAACACTCAAAGCATCATAACTCACAGTGCCTTCAATATCATCAATCGGCTCCTCATTATCCTCTTCACACAAGACATCATCATCTCTATAGTAATATAGTGAGACTTTGTCATGGTGAGGGAATTCGTCCGTATACTCTCGGTCATCGATCAAATATGGTTGCGTCCGATCAATTTTAGTCAGATCTAGATGATCCTGTTCAGACATACCAGCGTCGTCACGTAGATCATCCTCTTCTTCAGCGTCCTCGTCCTCATCAACATCTTCATCAGGCGCACCAACCGGCTCAACATCATCGACCTTAGTCGGCTTGATCAGATTATAATTCCTCTTAGCAGCCTCATAAGGATTTTCTATAGATTTACGAGCCATAGCACCAGACGGATTTGCAACTCCTCGATCGGATTCTTGCT